AAAGGAGAATAAAAAATGGCTTTTAGTTATCCAATATGGAATGAAATCGAGGCTTGTATCTATAAAAGCGGTAAATCATACGGCGTTAAAAATGACGGCGTTAATCGAATTAAGATTGGAACATCTTCGCGCAATTCGTGGGACTTTGTTAAAACAAGAGTGACACACCAAAAGCACGAAGACGGAACGCGCACATATCATTTTTATATTGACGATGTTTTATATAAAAAGGCAACACTCAATAAGAAAAAAGAAATGATTATTGAATTAGTAAAATAAATTAAATAACAAAACCCGTCACGCGTTCCACGTTTGGCGGGTTTTTTATTGCCTATCGCGTCGCGTGTGCGCGCATAGGTTGTGCGATAGGGGTCTCAATATAAAAGTAAATACGAAGTATTTACAATACCCCTATAACCTTAAATATAAAATATGTAACTAAATATTAGTCTATAATCTAAGATTTAGACATTCACACGCGCCAAATAGATTATAAAAATTTTCCATATGCTTTGCAAATTAGAAAAAAATCATATACAACAACCCTAAAAAACAAAGAATGTTATAAAACTCTTTGCAAAAAAATTTTATAAAAAATTTTTTCAAATGGAACTTGACCTAGATAAAATAAAACGACTACCCCCAGACGTTCGTAAAGAATTCTACAAAACGTATCTCAAGCTAAAAGAAAAGAAAAAAGAAAACAAGATCCACGATGACTTTATGGCTTTTGTCAAACATTGCTGGCCGGAATTTATTGAAGGATCCCATCATCAAAAAATCGCTAATAAATTTAATGATCTTGCTAATGGCAAAATTAAACGACTGATCATTAATATGCCACCAAGGCATACCAAATCAGAATTTGCATCCTTCCTACTTCCTGCGTGGATGATTGGTAGACGACCTAAATTAAAAATTATTCAATCGACTCACACTACCGAACTTGCTGTTAGGTTTGGTAGAAAAGCAAAGACTCTAATTGATTCGCCTGAGTATCAACAAATATTCCAAACTCGTTTGAGAGAAGATAGTCAAGCCGCGGGCAAATGGGAAACAGCACAAGGTGGTGAATACTATGCAGCGGGCGTCGGTTCGGCCATCACGGGCCGTGGTGCGGACTTGTTGATTATTGACGACCCACACTCGGAACAAGATGCGCTGAACGCGGATGCTTTAGAGAAAGCCTACGAATGGTATACATCAGGACCTCGTCAGCGTTTGCAACCAGGCGGAGCAATTGTATTGGTTATGACGAGATGGAACAATAAAGATTTAACAGGTGCATTACTAAGATCTCAAAAAGAATTAAAATCAGACAAATGGGAAGTGATAGAGTTTCCTGCAATACTACCATCTGGCAAACCGGTATGGCCAGAGTTTTGGAAACTAGAAGAATTAGAAGGAGTCAAAGCTTCTCTTAGTGTAGGAAAGTGGAACGCGCAATGGATGCAAAATCCAACTGCGGAAGAAGGATCCATCATTAAACGTGAATGGTGGAAAGTGTGGGATAAGGATTATGTACCACCCTTACAGCACGTCATTCAAAGTTATGATACTGCGTTCTTAAAAAAAGAAACAGCCGACTATAGTGCCATTACGACGTGGGGAGTATTTTATCCTGATGCAGACTCCGGTCCTAATTTGATTTTATTAGATGCCTTTAAAGAACGATTAGAGTTTCCTGAGTTACGAAGAAAAGCATTAGAACAATATCATTATTGGAAACCAGAAACAGTAGTCATTGAAGCTAAAGCTTCTGGATTACCACTTACCTATGAACTGCGTAAGATGGGAATACCCGTAATCAACTTTACACCGTCTAAAGGAAATGATAAACATTCTAGAATAAATTCAGTAGCTCCGTTATTTGAATCTGGTCAAGTATGGGCTCCTGATAGTAAATTTGCAGAAGAGGTAATTGAGGAGTGTGCAGCATTTCCGTATGGAGATAATGACGACTTAGTCGACTCAATGACTCAAGCGATAATGAGATTTAGGCAAGGGGGATTCATTCCACATCCAGAAGATTATGTAGATGAGCCTTTACCACAAACGGAAAGAACCTATTATTAATGGTAAAAAAACTAACCACGACGATTCCTCCTAAACGAGGACCTAACCCACAAGGCTTGAATGTTCCGAAAAAACAAGCTAAAGTAATTAACTCGAAAAAATATGGCAAAAAAAAATAAAAACATTATATCCATTAATCCTATGCAGGATGATTTAGAGGAAGCTGGTTTAGGAGCAGCAGCTTTAGAAGGATCTTTAGCTAACAAAGCAATCAGAGCAGTTAAAGAAGGACCTAAAAAAGTAGGAGAAGTTCTTAATAAAATTCACGAAAAAATTGCAGCTTCAGCAAGAAAAAGTCCTAAAAAAACATTTGCAAAAATGGGAGCAGGAGTAGAAGGAACTAAACAACTAAAACGAGCTTTATTAGATGAAGAAGCTTCTACAGAAACAGAAGGTTCATTTAGAAAAGGTGGATTAGTTAAAAAAGGAAAACCTAAATTAGCCAAAAGAGGCTGGAGATAATTAATGGCAACTATAGACAAATCATTACCTAACACTTTAATGGAAGAAGAACTTCTGAATCAAAATCCTGTAGACCAGGTAATTCCAGAAGAACCAACTTCTCCTAGTGATATAGAAGTATTAAACACAGAAGATGGTGGAGCAGAAATTTCTTTTGATCCTAGCAAAGTAGAACCAGCTGCTGTTAGTCATACTTCTAACTTAGCAGACTATGTTGATACGACTGATTTAAATAGATTAGGAATTAAATTATCAGAAGACTATGAAGAATACAGAATGTCTAGAAAAGATTGGGAAGATACCTATAGACAAGGATTAGATTTATTAGGATTTAAATATGTAAAACGAACAGAACCATTTAGAGGAGCGAGCGGAGTTACTCATCCAGTTTTAGCAGAAGCAGTTACTCAATTTCAAGCACAAGCGTATAAAGAATTATTACCAGCAGACGGACCAGTCCGTGTTCAGATTTTAGGTGACATTAGCACCGAGAAACAAGATCAAGCCAATCGTGTTAAAGATTTTATGAACTACCAAATAATGGACCAGATGAAAGAATATGAACCGGAATTCGATCAGATGCTTTTCTATCTTCCCCTTAGCGGATCGACATTCAAAAAAGTTTATTACGATGAACTTTTAGGGCGAGCCGTTTCTAAATTTATACCTGCCGATGATTTGGTAGTGCCCTACTCCGCAACTTCTTTAGAAGATGCAGAAGCCATTGTTCATATTTTTAAAATAACTAAAAACGATTTACGCAAACAACAATTATCTGGTTTCTATTCTGATGTAGAATTATTAGATCCTGCAATTCGCGAAGATGAGATCGAGCAAAAGGAACAAGAAATCGAAGGAATCAAACAAACCAAAGAAGATGATATTTATACTTTGTTAGAGTTTCATACGTATTGCGACATCGAAGGTTTTGAAGATATGGATCAAAATGGTGAGCCCACTGGAGTTAAACTGCCTTATATTATTACTGTAGAAGAAACATCGAAAAAGATTTTATCAATTCGTAGAAACTATGCAGAGAATGATCCTAAGAAAAATAAAATTAATTATTTTGTACATTTCAAATTTTTACCAGGACTTGGTTTTTATGGTTTTGGTTTAATCCATATGATTGGTGGATTATCTAGAACAGCTACGACTGCACTACGACAATTGTTAGATGCAGGTACTTTAGCGAACTTACCAGCAGGATTTAAGTCTCGTGGAATTAGAGTGCGAGATGATGCACAACCTTTACAACCAGGAGAATTTAGAGATGTAGATGCACCGGGTGGAAATATTAGAGATAATTTTATGCCTCTTCCTTTTAAAGGACCGGATCAAACTTTACTGACCTTGATGGGAACGGTCGTTCAAGCAGGTCAACGCTTCGCGTCTATCGCTGATGCACAAGTAGGCGATATGAATCAACAGGCAGCCGTGGGCACCACGGTAGCACTCTTGGAGCGCGGATCGCGTGTGATGTCTGCTATTCACAAACGATTGTATGTAGGATTAAAACAAGAATTTAAATTATTAGCAGAAGTATTTAAAACTTATCTTCCGCCTGAATATCCTTATGATGTTCCAGGGGCTACGAAACAAATTAAGGTTCAAGACTTTGATGACAGAGTAGATGTATTACCAGTAGCAGATCCTAATATCTTCTCTCAAACACAACGAATTTCAATGGCACAAACACAATTGCAATTAGCACAATCGAATCCGCAAATGCATAATTTGTACCAAGCCTATAGATCTATGTATGAGGCTATCGGAGTAAAAAATATTAATGCTATTTTACCTCCTCCACAACCACCTCAACCAATGGATCCATCGTTAGAACATATTACTGCTTTATCGGGAGGACCATTCCAAGCGTTTGGTGGACAAGACCATAGATCTCATATTGATGCTCACTTAAACTTTATGCAATTAAATTTAGTGAAGAATAATCCAATGGTAATGGGTGCAATGCAGAAAAATATTTTAGAACATATTTCGTTAATGGCTCAAGAACAAATTCAGTTAGAGTTCCAACAAGAATTACAACAATTACAAATGATGCAACAACAAATGCAAATGAATCCACAAATGGCACAAAACCCACAAGCGAATCAACAGATGCAACAACTATCAATGAGTATTGAAGCAAGAAAATCTGTTTTAATTGCTGAGATGATGAAAGATTTTATGGAAGAAGAAAACAAAATCACTTCTCAATTTGATGGAGATCCATTAATTAAACTTAAATCTAGAGAAATAGATTTACGAGCACAAGAAAATGAACGTAAAAAACAAGAAGCAGAAGATAGAATCAATTTAGACAAGATGAAAGCTATGATGAATCAAGTAACGCAAGATGAAAAGCTTCAACAAAATGAAGATTTAGCTAAATTGAGAGCCGGAGTATCCTTGGCTAAGATGGGGGTACAACAAGCCAAAGTTAATTTTGGCGGAAATGGACAGTAAACAATGAAACAAATGAGCAAAGGTCAGAAAAAAGTAGGAAAAGTAATGAGAGAGTTTAAAAAAGGAAAACTTCACAGTGGAAAATCAGGCAAAATTGTGAAAAATCCTAAACAAGCTATTGCTATTGCTTTATCTGAAGCTAAAATGAGCAAAAAAAGGAAATAAATTATGAAAAACAATAAAAAAAACAGCAATTCTTTTAAAGAAAAGCCAGTTGAGATGACAAATCCAAATGAATCTCAAAAGGATAAAGTAAAAGGACAGAAAAGAATGCTAAAAGAAAAACAAAGAACAGCTACTTGGTACTAGTTTTATGCTTGCTGCATTAGGAACGATTGCACCGCTAGCTAAAATGCTATTCTCTACGGTGGATAAAGCTATCCCAGATAAAGATTTAGCAGAAAAATTAAAAGCTCAGCTTAATACTCAGTTATTACAATCGTCTACAGAAGAGTTAAAAGCTGCAGCTTCTATTGTAGAAGCAGAAGCTAAATCCCACTGGTTTGTATCTAGTTGGAGGCCTCTGTTGATGTACGTTCTAATTTTTATATTGGTATGGAACTATGTTGCAGGACCAGTTATAAAGATATTTACCGGAACTATTATTACTTTTGAACTACCTGGGGATGTTTGGACGTTATTAAACATTGGATTAGGTGGTTATGTAGTAGGTCGTTCTGGTGAAAGTATTGCTAGAACACTAGCCAACAAAGTAGAAAAATAGTATAAACAATCAAGGAGAACAATATGGAAATACTAATTAAAATAAAAAACGCAATTGTTTGGGTGGCTTGTAAAGTCCTCAATGCAATACAATGGGTGATTTGTAAGATATTTAAAATCATTCCTTGCAAATGTAGTCACGATTGTAACTGTAAGAAGGAGAACTAAAATGATAAAAGAATACGGCGGAAAAGAAAAATACAAATCTAAAGCTGCAATGAAAAAACACGAGAAAAAAGAATCTAAAGCTATGAAGAAAAAAGAAAAAATGCACAGAATGCCAAACGGCAAAATGATGAAAGGTGCAAAACATAAAAGTAAA